TTTTTTCTAGTTTCTGTGTATTTTTTATGTGTTCAAAAAGTCGTTTTTTTAATGGCTCTGTTGTTGTAACAATCACATCAGCAAAGGATAGTATAGTCGAAAGCATTGCTCTATCATATTTAGTCTTCTTAAATCTATCATACAGTAAATTACTTTGAGGTATATCTAAATAGTTATCGTCACAATCAATTACAACTTTCTTACCATGTTTTTTTGCATTATAAAATATAGCAGCAGCAGTTTCTCCGTGTGAAAAATAATTAGTCCAATAAACATCATACTTAGAAAATACCTCATCCCATTGAGACTCTAAGGAGTTTCCAAATAATGATATTTCTCTTCCAATTACCTTAACATCGTGACCCTTTAAATATTCTGCTATTTTAACTATTCTGTAATATCCTAATCCACCATAAGTATTCTCACGTTTTCTTTTATCATTGTGTGAATAGTCTGCAAAGTTAAATAAAATTTTCATTTAGTTTCCTATTATTTGATCTGATAAATGAGGAACAATTTCAATTATACCTCCTCTAGTCCACTTGCCATTAATTTCTTCAAATTGGTAATCAATTAAATTAACTGGTATACCAATTTTATCCAAACAATACATAAAAGACAGTTGGTCTCTTACGCTAAATCTACAATATTCAGCCCACCAAGCATTGTTAAATTGTTCTATTTTTTTTGTATGTCTTCTTATTATCATCATGTTTTCCCCTAAACCATATTCTTTAGGGAATCCCTCATCTTCATAACTTTTGACTTGTTCTATTATTACCTCCGGATCATCTATTTTCTTTTAGCGCATTCTATTGCTTCTTTGTATAAACAATTTCTTACGGGGTGTTTAAAAACAGCTATATCAAAACCATTTAGGTACTTCTCTACTAGTTCTTTGGGAGATGCTAATAATTTTAAATTACCATCGAGCCAAATAGAATATTCTGTTTTAAAGTATTTATGTGGAAGTATTTTTTGTATCCTAGAATTTCTCCTATCTGACTTAAACTTATCATATGAGTTAACAAATGATTTGAATGTCGCACCATCTAAGTTATGGTCCGTTATTAAATTATCTTTTCCACCATTAATTGAGGTAAATATTTGTATCATATAATTTTATTGTCTTCTAAGAACTTAAATCCCTTTTCTTCTTCTTCTGTATTTTGTCCATGTGTATTTGATATATATCCCCTTTCTCCCTCTATAACATATCCAGATACACGATAAGATGGGGATAGATATCCAACATTTATTTTATTATCATTTATAAATCTCATTAATGGATAGACCGTCGAATTCCAATCAAATAATTGTGATGTGTCTTCTGTGGCAGTGGTTTCCCCGACTCTATTCAATGTTACTTCTGACAAATCGAATTTACCACCAATCTTTTCTAAGAAAGATGGTTTAAAAAATTCACATGAACCTCTAATTGTTCCTTTTGGCATACCAATTGAATTACATAAAATTTCCCATTCATCATATGCCTTATCTGTAATAATATCTTTAAACCAATTACTGTTTAAAATAAGATTATCATCATGTGTAAACAATAATAAATCATATTTTTTATAATCATGCTCTTCTAACCATTGATTTGAATTTCCCCAATCACCTATTGTATTTGGTTTTTCTATATATGTTATACCCAATCTATCTATGTCTTTTATTGAAGCAATTTCTTGATACAATATTTTGTCTAGATTTTCTCTTTTTGAATTACCTAATATCTTAGATTTCTTTTCTTCTTTGGCAAAATCAGGATTCCTATGTGATATAACAAAATAATCAGCTTTCCAGCCTTTAGGAAGTTTTTGTCTGACAATCCTGTCATAAAAATGAAGAGGATAGTGCCAACCAGAAATTACACAAGCTATTTTTTTGGACATAATTTAAAGACCATTTGACGGCCATTGTTATCTAATAATTTTACATTAAATGGCATAAAACCATAGTGTTTACCATATTGTTCATATCGTCTATGACCATATTCCATATATGTAAATGATTGTGTTGTAAATCTTCTACAATCCATTGGATCTTGCCATGCGCATATATTTTCAGCATTTGGTACTCTTATCTGTATAAATCCAGTAGTTTTACAAACTCTCCATAATTCATTAATTATATTAACAAAAGATTTCGATGTCTGAACTTGTGTTAAAACATTATTAACTAATACTTCATCAAATTCATTATCTTTAAAAGGTAAACCATACTCCATATTAAAAACAAGGTCTGCTCCAACATAAGGAGATATATCAGCATTAATATAAGACTTCAAATAGTCCTTACCACATCCCAGATTAAGTTTCATTCTCATTGTTTATAGATAAAAACTATTGATGGGTAATATTCAACCGAAGCAATATCATAATTATCAAGTAGTGGATTTCCAGCTAATCTCGATGGATTATTTGCCTCTTCTCGATGAATGGTTTTTGTTATTTCATGTAAAAAATCTACAGTAGTCTGATTATAGTCTTGAAACTCTCTCCAAAAAGATGTGTGCAAATCTTCAATAACATATAATGAACCAGACCTCATTGTTGGAAATAATTGCTTAAAAGTTTCAATTTGCTGCTTCATGGTATGTCCACCATCATCTATTACGATATCAAATCCTTCAAATTGTTTTAATACTTCTTTATCTTCTTGACTTCCTATTACTATTTGATTACCTGCACATCGTGAATCGGTATCTAATCCCCAAACATCCCATTTAGGAGATAGACTTCTCCAATATTTAATACTAGATCCATCTTGAACTCCTATTTCCAAGAGTTTAATCTTCTTATCAAGAAATGGTAATAATTTTTTGTCGTATAGTTTATAAAATCCTTTTATTTTTGGCATATATAATTTTGTGTTAATTTTCCTATAATATGTGCATCTTTTTCTTTAACATCATGATGAAGTGGAACAAAAAAATACCTATTATCAATCTCATCCATAATTTTAAATTCTTGTTTTCCACCAAAGATTGTATATTTATCGTTACGATAGTGATGTTGACCTATCTCATATCCAGCATCTAACATCTTAGTTTTTAAGCCCACATAATCGTCTGTAAACCCTCCAGCAAGCCATATGCTTGCAAAGAGACCATAACTTCTATAAATATCGCCTAATCGCTTTCTGTGGTCTATAACGCGGTCTATTTGGTGTAGATTACCTAATCCTATAGCAGCAGTTATATTATTCATATGATATTTATATCCAGCATCGACCAAATCAGTATCACCTAATCTTTGTTTTTCTTCTCTGTCATAACCGAACCAACGTAATTTTTTAGCTCTTTTATAGCTATCATCCGACTTACAGATGAGGAAGCCCCCGTCGCCACTCGTAAGAGTTTTGATTGCTTGCGTAGAAACACAAGCAAAGTCTGAAGATCCCCAGTAATCTGAACCAACTGATTGTGCGGCATCTTCAATACAGATAATTTTTCTTTCTTGACATATTTGTTGAATTTCTTTAAGTCCTCTATTGTTTCCTCCAAAATGTACAAAGACCACTGCTTTGGTTTTGTTTGTAATTTTTCTTTTAACATCTTCTATGTTTATATTAAGTGAATAATCTACATCAGCAAAGACGATTTTGCATCCACGTCTTATTAATGGAATATTTGTAGCTGTGCAAGTTAAAACGGGAGTGATAACTTCATCATCTTTAGATATACCAGCAAGTTCATAGGCTAATTCTAATGCAGAACTACCAGAATTTAATGCTAATACATTTTTTAGATTAAATTTTTTAGCAAATTCATCTTCAAATTGTTTGGTTATCAGACCTTCTGCCAATTGGTCGCTATTAAGACACTTTAGACAAAGTTTCTTGGCTTCTTGTGATACGAATGGTTTAAAAAGTTTAAGCATTTAAATATTTTTTTATTCCCTCAGCAAATGTATACTTAGGTTTCCAACCCAAAGATAAAATACGACTATTGTCCATTTGATATTTCATATCCATTCCTTTTCTCTCACTATCTATAGTAGATACCTTTTTATTAGTAATATTTTCTACGTTTTTAATTAATTCTGTAACAGTAAATGAATCATTGAGAGTTATATTATATGTTCTATCTCCCTTTAACATCACCAATTCTACAACTTCCGGTATATTTTCAACATATAAATATTCTCTTGAACCCAGTCCTCCATTATGGACAGGTAATATTCTACCAGTCTCAATACTTTCTTTTATTGCAGATAAAATCTTACGATTATCTTGTCTTGGACCAAAAATATTACAAAATCTGGTTTCTGCTGTCTTATTTTTTAGTTCAGAATAAGTATTATCATAAGTTATTCGTACTAGTGAACCAAATGCCTTAGAACAAGAGTATGGATTTTTTGGAAAAATTATATCTTCTTCTTTTTTACGATAATCACACTCACCATAAACCTCATCTGTCGATATATATACTAATTTTTTTAGATTAGAACATTGTCTTGCAGCTTCAAATACAGCTATCGTTGAACTATTATTACTTTTTATTACAGATTCTGGTTCTTTAATAGAAAAATCAACATCAGAATAGGCTGCTGCATGAATTATATATTCAGGGTTTTCTTTAATAATCAAATCCATAGAATCAGCACAGTGTTTTCTATAATATTTAAATGAGCCATCTATAATTTCAGGGTGTGAACCAACAGATTCATTATCTATGACCACCACATCATATCCTTTTTTAACCATGTATTGAGTGACATAGCTAAAAATAAAACCTAATCCTCCTGTGATTAAGACTTTTTCTTTTTGCATTGTTTTACTCTTACAAATAAAATCCTTTTAGGATTAGTAATAAATTCAGTACCATCTTTATCCATCATATGGAACCAGTTCCCTTGTTCAATTTTAACCACATTATCTATCACTCTCATAGATCCGTTATCAAAAAATATTTCTTGTTTGTGTGGAACTTTTATGAACATTTTATTTATCAAAAAATAGATCTCTTCCTTCTTCTGTCTCTACTAATTTTAGGACGTGTTTAACTTGTGCTAAAGCCTCACTCTTTGATTTGTGTCTTCCAACCATACCGTTAGAAAATGTATAGAGATAAAATGGATCTGGCTCTTCTTTTATTAAATCTGATGGTACTGGACATATATCCTTACCATTATATTTTATATTACTTAATCCATGATTATTAGGATTAGGAACTATTGATAGATCTGGATGTAAAGCTTTTAATTCTATTTCAAAGTCACTTGTTTTCATTTAATTTTTTATAAGTTGCTAATGCATTATCTATTAATAAAAATGTTGCTGAAGTTATGTCGATTACACTTCTTGATTTTATTTTAACTTTATTACCATAATGTTTGCCTTCATACTCAAATGTATATCCCAAAAAACCATTTTTAAAAAGTAGATCTATATCGAAGCCTTGGAGATTAAATGTATTTATTTTATTCACTTTATTTAGTTTTACTATTAAGAGATTGCTGTTTCGCTTGTTGGGTAGTTTGGCGAAACCTTACTACCCAACGAACAATCTTAGATATAAGTATACTATACTATCTATTCAAGTCAAATTTTTTATGACAAGGTACACATAGTCTAATCCAATCATTTCTATCTCTATAACCTTTATTACTTATATTTGCCCAGTGGTACATTTTTCGATTAGAACATTTGCAATGTTCACAAAATCTTGGTTTACCAAAGTGATTATTTGCCCATATATGTTTAGCAAAATAAGAAGCATCATCTCCTTTCCAATTTATATTTTCTTCATTTAAAGTTTGACCTTTTTTAAATTCTGTTTTGATACTTAATCTCTGACCTTTCTTAATTTGATATCTCTTTAACCACGGTGCTTCCTTACACAAATCAGCACACGGCCTTGAACAACAAAACTGCCGAGACCACTGTTTATAAGAGGTCTTCGGCAGCTTGCTAAATTTAATTTTACAATACTTGCATATTTTTGTTTCCATAAGCTAATAGTAGCATGTATGGAGATAAATAGCAATCTAATGTACCTAAGCGGCGTTAAATCCGTCGGTTGCTCCCGTCTTTAAATTTATCAACCAGTTTGAGTTCAAAGTCTTTGCTGCGAAAGGCATTTTCCATCCAACTGTTGAGAATTGATCTATTGGGTTATCTGTTGAGTTAGCTCCCGGATTCTTTACATACACCTTTGGTGCTGATATAGAACCTAGATTAATTACTCCATATGCATTTTTAGCACAGATAAAGTTAGAATAAACGTTTGCAATGTTTGTTGCAGACGTTGAAAATCCTGCTGACAATACATAGTGCTGGTTGTTTGTTTCAACAAACTCTACACCCGCAATCTTTCCTACAACTCCATTCTTTATAGCATCTGGTGTCTGGTAGATGTTAGCGTTTACCCATTCACTATTTCCCATAAGGTCCATAGCTGTATCTGGTCCAATAATACCTCTGTAAAGTCCTCCTTCAAATTTTGCACCCTTATTCTTCATAAGAGTTCGTCTAGCACGTCTTACCTCAAGACCTGTAAGAGTATCTGAAGTGTGGATTGTTGATATAGCTGTTGTTGAACCAGCTGCACCTCCTGTTGATGTTGAAACCAAAAGAGTTGTTGCACCTGATACAAGTTCTGTTCTTATCAATTGATCAATACTTTCACCAGCATTCTGTCCATGAACTGAAACATGTTCTGTAAGACCAGTTTCAATTGATGTCAAAGAATATAGTGAACCTACTGTTGTGTAATTACCATAATGAGCAAGTGTAGCTGATACTGTTGCAGCTGTCATATCTACTGCTGATGGGTTTACTGCTTCAGAAAGAGCTGTTGTAACTACTGCAAGAGGTGTAAATCTTGTAAAGTAAACAGTTTTTCCTGAGTTTAAAGGAACGTTTTTAACCTGTGCTCCGAAATCGTGTCTAAGTTCAATCTTAGCTCGATCAAGGAATACTCGGTCGTAAAATATCTGCATAGGTGCTGTCAAACCGGGGTTTGATCCCTGTGCAAAGGTCGTTGTTGCCATTTTATTTTGTAAATGTTAAATGTCTACCTTTTCACTAGGCGTGAGGAAGGACTTTCTCCATTTCTTCCGGTGTCATGTTTCTGAGTTGTTCTTCAGTGTACATTTTACCACCATTAGATACATATCCTTTTGATGAAGTCTCACCTGCGGTTTCCTCAACTCTTCTCTGTTCTCTTTTGCTGTTTATTGCAATAGTAACGTAAGAGTTTTTATCTTCTAGAACTTTCGGACCTCCATTCGCCATGATGAATTTTATTTCATCTTTCTTATAGCCACTAAGGACCAAATCAGCGACTTCGTCTTCTAGAATATTATATGGTTTTGGCTCTTCCCTATTAATAATTTGAGTTTTTGTTTTATGGCTATTGCTTTTTTTATACCTATTAGCAGTACTTCTATAAGCTTTAGCAGTCTTACGCAATTCATCGATGTCCTCAATAACATCTATTGGATCTGCGGTAGTTTCTTCAACTACAGTTGTTTCTTCAGTTGTCTCTGTAGGAATTGTAGTTTCCTCTACTATTTGTTCATTTTCATTCATAGAAATGATAATATGTTAGTCATTCATTTTGGGGAATGATACCTTAATAAATCAATTTTTAACGAGATTGAGAACTCGTATATTTACCAACTCATTGATTCAGCACTTTTGTCATTTATCTCTTTTGGTTCCATCCCACAATCACAATCAGTAAAACCACAAGATTGACACTTTACAGCAAATTCTGTTCTTCCATCTGGAAGTGTTGATTCGCTATTAACTACGTATTTATCAATATTTCTATCCATATTATTATTAATAATTATTAATGTTGCTGCATAGAACCATACTTACTTTTACCTGCAGCATTTAAGGCAATTGCTAATATTTGTTTTCTACTTCTTACCTTACCATTAGCTCCTCTTGCTTTACCCTTCTTCTTATTATCCTTAGTAAGTTCTTTTATATTTTTACCTACATTTTTTCCTAGTGGCATATTTTTTTTAATTAAATGGGTCTTTAACTTCTTTTAACTGTCTACTTACGACCTTAGTAGAGCTCAGAAACTTCATTAAACTGTCATAAGCAAGTTTCCTTCCAATTACCTCAGCCTTTATATTTTCTGATGGTTGAGTTGTGTCTATAGTATGCATATCAAGTAATGGATCTATGTATTGCAATATCAATCCTTCAACTTCTGCCCATCGCGGGTCTTGAAAAAATGATTTTTGTAGATCTTGTAATGACATATTATTTTGTTTGATTAATTACCGGACTTGATAATAACTCTTGGGCTGATTGTTGCTGTTGTAGACCCTGTTCTTTTTCCTGTGCCTGTTCGTCTGCTGCCTCAAGCTCAGCCTGATTAACACCAAGATTCTCAGCAAATTTGAAGTATAGTAATTTAAGTCTAGGGTCCTGTAATATAGCTGGATTACTTGCCAAATCTGATAATATTGTCTTTAAATTTTGTGCTATTGAATTAACATCATAATTTTCTCCATCAACAACATAATCAAATTCAAATTCTGCATCATCATAGAAAGATTTTTTCATCTCTATAAATCTATGATTACCCAAACTCTTATATTCTTTTATCGCTCTGGCTTTTTCTTTCTCAATTTCATCTGGTAAAACTATCATTCCTGACAAAATTCTTTCTTTTATAAATGTATTAGCATGCAATTCTGATGCCATAACATCTAATTTCTGTAGTTCCTGAATAGATCCAGTAAATCTCATTATGTGGTCTTTATTCAAGTCATTTAAAAGCTGTTCCATTACAAACTCATTAAAGAAATCTCGATATTCAATACAGATATTCTCCCTTTTAAAACCAAAAACGGATGTGGCATTAGCAGTCGTTAATTGAGTTGTACCAAGTGGAGTAGTTGCTGCTGGATTAGCGCCCCTCACAGCATCATAAGCAAATGTTAATTTATCAGCCTGTTGTAAATATGACTGTTCCTCGTCTTTAAATGCTGATAGATTTCTTTCTTCATTTGCTATTGGTGTAATTCCATTAGGAGATGGTAATAAATCTCCTGACTCTAAATCTGTAAGAATATTACGAACTATCTGTTTATCTGGTGTCGTAAAGATATGCATAGCAGAAATCTCCATTGAGACTCTCTTCTGATTCTTTAATTCGTTTATTCTTGCTTGAACTTGGAATAGCATCTCAACAATTCCTCTACCAAGCCATCGTCCTTTTACTTTTGTATAATGAAAATCTTTAAATGGATATGAGTCTTTTGTCCATTTAGCACTAAAAAGAATTACTCCAGCTTCACCTATCTCTTTACCTTCACTGTTCTTCTGGACCATATCAGCACCAGCTACTATAAAGACAGATTTTACCATCTTATTTGATGTAGATTTGTTATCTAACCATGACTCAGGAACTTCTCCATATCTTTTATAGATTTTAATGTATGGAGTTGATGTTTGTCTGTTTATTGAACCAGTCTTATCTTCATAAGAATTCATAGCATCTGTACTTCCAAACTTAGCAATTACTTCTTCAACATTATTCCAAGATGTCTCTCTTAATTCTGTTGGTGTCATGTAATAAACCACAGTAACGAATCTTGAATCACATAAATTTTCTACGGATGGATCAAGGATTAATCTTCTTATATCAACAACCTCTGCGCCAGTCTTTGTCTTTTCAAGAACAACTGAACCAAAGATAGGAAGTTCTTCAGCTAACTGATTAAGAGTTTTAGCAAATTTTGATTTCTTCAACCATAATTTTAATTCTTTTTCCAGAAGATATGTTGACCAATAGGACTTTGGACTTGTTGGATATAATCTGATATTTTTTGTGTCAACATTTAACATCTTAGTAGCAACTTCACATGGAGGATTAACTACATTAAAAAATTGTTTCTTTCTACCAAGATATGGAGAATCGTCTTCAAACTTAGAATCATTGTACAAAGCACACTTTTTTATTGTCTGGTACTGATTAAAATTATACCCATTAGGAGAGATATAACCGAAAAAGAAATCGTTATTTTCAAGTCTTATTTGGGAGAAAATATTGTAATTGTTCATTAAATACAATTTTATCTTAAAAGACAATGTAATTACGTCTTTTATAACACTTTAGACAAAATGTCCTTTATTTATGGCAATACTTTAATATTTTTATTAACACTAGATTTTAGGTTTTTAGTTATCTCTTTTATAACAAACCATTCAATATCACCAAAGAATTCTGAGTTTAAAGACTGACATCCTTTGTCTATTACAGGTTTTGTCTTTGAGTATATTTCTGTCCTTAATACCCATCTTTTAATATTCTGTCTTGAAATCTGTTTTTTGGTCTTTAATTCATAGTATTCTGCCATTTCTCTAAACGTATATTCTAAAATTTTATGACGTCTCCACATTTCTCTCCATAATCCTACTGGAGCACCATTGATTCTTGAAAATCTAATGTCTGGATCTGTTGTAAATATTTCAGATTTTGTAATTAAAATTATCATTCGAAGTTTTTGGGTGTTTGACGATTCTGATAAACTTTATTAGCCATATAATAATCTGGTCTTATTGGCTCTCGGACTCCCCATACTGATAAAGCTAACGACATTACTCTATCGTCATGTAATCCTGATGGAACTGTTATTTTAATTTTACCGTTCTCACTCATCTCATATCTAAAAGACTCAATTTCAGATAACAATCCTTCATCATCTGGTATTTTAATCTTATCTTGTTCAAAAAGTATTGCTAAATTATCTAAAAGATTCTTTCTTGATGTTTCTGTAAATTTAAAACCCCTTCCATCTTCTCCAGCAATATCAATACCACGTGCTCTTAAATCTTCTACAATTGGATCACCAATACCGGTACTATCAATCCATACTTTTGCATTATTAAAACGTCTAGCAGAAGCCTCTATCTTAGCTTTTTGTAAATTCCAATCTATTTGATTAAATCTTTCTTGTGGATAAACAATAAAATAATTCAAATTAAATGGAGTAATGACTGTATAGTCTTGATATTTTGCTAGGTCAACACCAACCTGAAAGTCTCCATCTGTAGGTAATGACTTATTTTTATCATAAGTATTCTGTCTAAATCTCTTAAAAAATGTACCAGCCCCTTCAATAAATTTACAGTAATATTCTTGTTCTATAAAATCTTGTGTTTCTCCTTTTCTTTCTTCATCTATAATTTCTTTAGTAAATACATCTGTATCATTTGCTGTTAGAACTTCCCAAAACCATTTATCATTTTGTTTGGCTTGCTGAAGTAGTGTATATGCATGATTCATTCCTCTTGGAGTAAAATTAAATATTACCCATCCACCATTTGCTGCTAGAATAGGAGACAAGAATTTCCATGCTTCATTATTTGTAACTGAATATTCTGAAAATACTACACCCACAGGATTTGTTCCGACTCCAGACTGCTTAAACTCATCTGCTGCAATTAATTGAATAATAGAGCCATTAATTAGCTCAATCTTTAACTCTGTAGCATTAGTATTCTTAATTATTGACTTTGGTATATGATCTAACATATTAAACCCATCATTATCAATGTTATTCCATATAACCTTCTTTGCTTGTGAATATGTTGGCAACATATAATAATAAGTTCCTTTCCTCTCAAAGGATTTCTTAATCATATAATTAAAACATGTCTTATCTTTTCCACTTCTTCTATGCCAAACTATCACAGCTCTCTTGATTCCCTTATCAAGATTTCTTAATAAATTTAACTGATATGTTCTTGGTTTAAATTTATGTGGTAGTATTATTTTCGCCATAATTTACAATACTTATTTCAAATTTCTCTCCATTAGCTCCAGTTACTTCTTGTCTATCTGAATATTTATTCTTATCAAGTGATTTTGCTATAAACATATCTACTCTTGTTCTTTTATCAATTAAATCCATTATAACTTTCCCATTCTCATCTTTTATTTCTAGTTCTTGTATTTCATCTAAATTCCTTTCTGCTCTCCTTAATCTTTTCATATCTAACATCGAATCAAGCGATTCCGACAACCATTTAGGCATCTGGTGTAATATGTTTTCTGCATATTCTTGTTCGTATCCAGCCTTCAGTGCTGATTGTAAACCATTACTATATGTTTCACTTTTTGGATCTAAATAGGCTGCAAGAAAAGCAGTTTGTCTTGGATCTGCTTTATATTGATTAGCACCATTTGGATTACTAATTTGTTCTGACATTTGTCTTACACATTAGTGGCTCATAATTTTGTTTACACATCAAAACAAGTGGTCTATTTTCATAAATAGTTCGACTTTTAATTTCTTGATAACATACAAAAGCAAAAGAAATAATGGAAACGAATATTAAAATTAGATAAATTAAATTATTTTGTGTACTAGAATTATTCATATTTTTATATTATAAATTGTTTTATTTAATAAGTAAAGTTATTTATATTGACTCACAGTGTATAGTTTTAACTCATTAATACAAATTATCGTATATACCCTCAAACTACTCCTATAACTCAATTTTAGAGTAAATAGACCTATCTGTGTATTGAATACTAATCATAAAAAGAAAAAGACCCTGTTTAGGATCTTCTTCCGACCATCAGACCTATTATTTCTAAAGAGTCCGCAGGCTCTTATTAGTCAAATGGAACCTTTAATTATCACCCGTGGAGGTATAATCAATGGTATAATTAAATAATATTATATTTAACCTTATAAATCAAATAAAAGAAAAAGACCCTATTTGGGGGTTAATAGAGTCGATTTCTTTTATATTTTATACTATTTTAGTTTTAAAATCAAATAAAAGAAAAAGACCTTAATTGTATTTTAAACTATTTTATTTTTCAATCAAAGTAGCCGGAATCATCTGGTTTATTTTTTCTTTATTCAAAAACTTCTGATATGCGGTATAAGCAAGCAGATTTTCATACTGAAGATGACCGATCAGTAAACTAGGATGTACTCCGACTTCTTCGCTCTTTTTAATCAATATCTGTGGAGTAATATCTATAAACTTAAGACTAGAAACAACTCCATTAAGTCCAAGATTTTGAATGGCGAAATCATTAGCCTCTTTTTCTTGTTTGTTTTCTTTTTCTAGATTGTTTAAATCATCCACAAAAAAGGAATTGGCATCGGAAGGCACATGTAAAACAATGTGGCCTATTTCATGTAACAATGTAAAGAAGAATTTATCTACTCTTTGATATCTCAGAGACATAACAATTACCGGCGATTGATCATCAATCCAGCAAGCGGCACCATCAACACGTGTTTTAGAGAAGTGTGGCAATAGAATAACTCTAACACCAAGCTTTTTAAGCTCATTGATTACTGTTTCTATACCTTTCTCTTTACAAGAATAATCCTTAATAGTTTTTGCAAACTCTTTCAATTTTTCCTTATCATACTTGTTATCAAGTTTTTGCTCAGAGGCTTTCTTCTTTGCTAAGAGTACCCAGGTATTTAAATAACCTAAAACAATGTCCCCGTTAGACACTCTAAAACGAGCACCGGCGAGTCTGGTATTAAAGTCATCAATAGATGATAGATTCAAAAGATTTAGGATATCTTTTTTGAGTTCCTCAACTTTGCTCTTTCTTTTTATATAGAACCGTCTGACGAGGTCAGCGATTGGAAACAAAGAATACAACTCTGATCTTTGTTCAACTTCTTGAGATTTATCCTTTGATTTTTTACTTAAAACATATAAATCGTACTCAGCCTGCATAGCGAGCCACATATCAGGAGACGTTCCGAGTGCAGCCGCAATAACCCCTGCTGTTTCAGGCGTAATACCCCTCTTTCCCTTAATGATCTCATTTACAGTCCTAGCTGGACGGCCAATGATCTCCGAAAACTCAGCTTGAGTAAGTTGTCTATCATTTAGCTCATCAAGCAAAATATCCCCCGGATGAAATACTCGAGCGGCTTGTTTTTCATTTTTTATAATTTTTTTCATAATCTATATTTACTAAATCACCATTTTCAAAATCTTCCAAGAAATTATTTGAATTTATAAATATATCATCAGTAGTTTGAAAAATTATTTTAGCAGAAGTATCTATTTCTTTCATCATATTTTTATTATATTTTATACTATTTTATTTTACAATCAAATTGTCCAACCATTTGGATTATCAATTGATTTCTTACTAGCATTCCACGGTTGAGTTCCTCTGTGTAGGAATAAATATACTGCATAATCTTTATTACCTTTTTCAGTATAGATATCAAATCCTAATCTTCTAGCTTCATCGTTATTAATAGTTTCGTTTATCTGACAATATCCAATATCAGCATGATTAACTTTACCACGAACCACATCACCATTCTTTAGAAATTGTTTACCTTCTGATTCAGCATTACATATTTTTACAAGTAATGGTATATCTTCAAATTTTAGTTCTTGTAACTTAACTACTTCTTTATCAGCGTATACAACCTTCTGTGGTGTTAGCTTTAATCCTGTTTGAAATGCTCCCATTAGTAACCACATAGCAATACATACTTTAGCTGATATCAGTAACCATTTCTTAAAGTATTTAACTATTCTCTTCCATAGGGTTAGTTTAACTGCACCACATTGGAATCTTCCTATTAAATCACGATTATAATATATTTTTGTTTTCATTTAATTTGGTTATTATCTTTTAAGCTTTCTAACCTAGATATATTATATTACCCATGGTAATGATATGCAAGTGGGTTTATCCACAGGTCAAAAATCACTACTTACTTGACTTTTAAAATTGATTTTCTATACTTAAAGAGTATTTAGTTTAACTGTGGGGGTATAGCTAGAGCAGTATAAATTATCTAGCCACTGTGTATCCTAAACCATGGAGCAAAACAGGTTAGAGCGACGGGGTAATGGTTCTGGACACATCTTCTTTCCATAACTCATAACAATGGGGGAAAGGGGGTGTATCTAAGAGCTCAAGGGTAATAATAAATTATAATACAAAATATATATATAATATTATATATACTAGTTTATCCACAGGTTACTATTTGATTAGAATTTATACATGTTATTATATCTAACATGGATAAAATGATTAGAGAAAAATTTAATATTTTTTGTAAGCAGTATCCACAAAATGAAATAGGCTCTAATCTGCCTTTCCAGTCGTTTTGTGGATTTTGCTTGTAAATTTATGAATAATGGATGGATAAAATTGCATAGGAAATTACTTGATAATCCATTGCACAATAAGCCAAATTGGGCATGGCTCTGGATTGTATTGCTTTTATTAGCTAATCACGATGAAGATCATAAGTTTTTATGGAATGGTCGAGATATTATTCTAAAAAAAGGCCAATTTGTTACTGGTCGTAAAAAACTCAATGAAATCACGGGTATTCCTGAGTCTACAATCGAGAGAGCACTAAACTACCTCGAAAACGGACAGCAAATCGGACAACAAAAAAGTAATAAATATCGTTTAATTACAATACTTAATTGGGAAACTTATCAAAATGTGGACAGCAAAACGGACAACAAACGGACAACAAACGGACACATTCAAGAATATAAAGAATTAAAGAATAATACTATAGCAGGGATAAACCCTGTTCAGAAACCCTTTTCTCTTTTAGAGGAAATCAAAAAACTAGATGATAGTCCCAGAAGAGACTTAAACATAATTTCTCTCTTTTTTGAGGAGAAAAAACCAGATATACGTAACAAAGAACAACTGAGTGTGGCCATTAAAAGACATCTCCGGCCAGCCCAAAATTTAATACCATTTACTAATAATCAAATTGTAGAGGCGATACCTAAAGCAAAAAAATTAACAAATGAATGGACCTTAGAGACACTTGTGAAGCTTTTGACTAAATGAAATATATCATCACCAATTATTAAAATAATAACTAAATAAATATGTCGAAATTAAAAAATAACAAAGACTTAGTATTACAACCATTATCAGACTGGGATATATATCCTTGGGATAATGAAATGTATAAAAAACATGAATCTGACTTTAAAAAGATATTGATGGAATATAGAGAGCAAAAGATGTTTTGTAACAATGATACAAAAATGGCTAGATGGAGATGGATTGAGAATAAAAGTGGTATGAGTATTAAAAAGGATGAATTTGGATTTTATATTCCAAATGTCATAGTAAGTAAATATCAAAATATTTCAAATATGTTTGAAAGGTTTAATGATTGGTTATCTTTCAGAGAAAAAATAGAAAATACTCCAGAACAATTACATTCAAAAAGAAGTGCAATTATAAATGATATAAAATCGATTATGGGTAGAACAGATTTTAGTATTTCTAAAAATATTATTGATTCTGCAAAAATTGAAGCTGAATACCAAAATGAAAATCATGATGATATTATTCAACATGCTTTAGATAATTTCTAAAAATATACCTGTGGATAAGTGGCTATTGCTATTACCAATGGTATATAATAATATAATAGTATTATTAGATTAGATATAATTATGAAAACAATACAAATTAAAGATAACTATAGTCCATCTAAAATAAAAGAAATGACAGAAATGTCAAATATTTTAAGACAGCATATAGTTACACAAAAGTTATATACGAATATTAAAGGCAAAAACTATGCACACGTCGAGGGGTGGCAGTTTGCTGGTGGGCTTATGGGGCTTTTTCCTAAAATTTCAAAAGTAGAGAATCTATCTAGCGACAAAGAATATAAATGGAAAGCTGATGTTGATATTGTTGATATGAAAACTGGACAGATTATATCAAACGGCTTTGCTCTTTGTTCTAATAAAGAATCTATTAAGAAAAATTTTGATGAGTATGCAGTGCTTTCAATGGCACAAACTCGTGCAATTGGTAAGGCCTACAGAAATCTTATCGGATGGGTAATGAAACTAGCTGGTTATGAAGGAACTCCAAGTGAAGAAATGAGAAAGGTTGACGAAATTGTAAAAGAACCTCAAGAAAAAACCACTCGGACAGAAAATATTGATAATATTGAAGATCATGTGTGTGTAGCACGTGGTTGTGGAAGAGATTTAACAAAACAAGAAGCAGAATTCTCTAAAAAGATGTTCAAAAAGGAGTTTTGTCGAGAACACCAGAAAGAAGCAAATAATAATAAATAACATGTCTAGTGAATATATAGATTTTGAATTATATAAGGGAAAAATAAAGGGTAAATTTTACCCAAATTCACATGCGTACTACATAAATGGTAAGAGAAAAACTGGAGTAACAACATATATTGGAATTGTTGATAAAAGTCGTCCACTGATTATATGGGCAACTGAATTATTTAGAGATTTTCTACTTGATATGGTAGAAAAAGGAATAACAGAAGAGCATATCTATACAGGATGCACACTTCATGAGGAGAGAAAAAAAGAATCTGCAAATATTGGTACACAAGTTCATGATTGGATTGAAAAATATATAAAAGGAGAAAAACCTGAAATTCCGGAAACAAAAGAAGCACAAATAGGGGTCAATGCTTTTATTGATTGGGTTCAATCAAATAAAGTTAAGTTTATTTCTTCAGAGCGTGTTGTATATTCTAAAAAACATGATTTTATAGGTAAAATGGATATTGAGGCTAAGGTAAACGGTAAACTTTGTCTAATTGATATAAAAACCTCAAACGGACTATATAATACATACGGAATGCAAACTGCAGCATATCTAAAAGCCGATGAAGAAGAAAGTGGAAAAAAATACGAAGGTCGATGGCTTATAAGGTTAGCGAAAGAAACCGAAGGGGAATATATTGAAAGAATGAAAAAGAAAAATATAAATAGAGAGAGAAAAGGAATGCAGGCAATTGAAATACCATCATATCAAGTATTTGAAGCAAAATATTTAGATAATGAAGATGGAAATATTGATAGAGATTTCAAGGCTTTTTTAAATGCAAAATCTTTATATGAATGGAATAAAGAAACAGATTTTTTTAATAATTAATTTAAAATATAATGATAAAAAATTTCGCGATATTTAAAACTAAAGAAAAGAAAAATGATAATTCTCCGGACTATTCAATATCAATTAAGGTTGGAGATAAATATCAAAATGTTGGTGGATGTTGGTTAAAAGAAGGTAAGAATGGAAGTAAATATATTTCATGTAAATTATCTGATGGTTATAAAAATAGAAAAGGATTCTTTATAACAGAAGAAGATAGTATTAATACAAATACTAATAATACTGATAGTCAAGAAATACCATTCTAACTATGATTTTTTACGGAAAAATAAAAGAATTAAGTTTTAAACCAAATAACATAAGAGCGTGGTTAGATTTTCTTGAAAATAATGATGATAATAAAGTGGTTATTGAAATAGAATTAGAGAAAAGCAAAAGAACATTAGATCAAAATGCCTTATATTGGTCATATCTAGAAATTATAGAAAAAGAAACAGGAAATTTATCCACAGACTTGCACGAACTATTCAAAAGAAAGTTTTTACCACCAATACAGAAAAAAATATTAGGAATAGACTTCAAGATACCATCAACCACAACAA